CACGCTTCCGGTTCTGTTTTTTTTTTTTTTTTTTTTTTTTTTGTAAAATTTTAAATATTCACGTATAAGTTGGTTGATAAAGTCGCTTCTCCGTTGAAAATCTTACGCGTAGGTTTAAATTATTATTATTATGTAGAACACTATGTCAATTGATGAAAGCTACAGAGCAATAAGCCCTAATGATAGATCATTATCCGAAGCTGTCGGTAATGTCACTGAAAATGCTATTAATAAGTTAACTGAAAAGATCCCTTTTGTACCTAAAGGTATGAAGAATAAAGTGGCTAAACTAGCAGGTGCTAAAGTTAACAGTTATACTAAGTCTCTCACTAGTAAAGGCAATGTTACTGTTACTATTAATGGTGCTAACCCTATGGGTAAAGCTAACGCTCCTGCCTCTACTAGTGGCAGTGGTAAGAACCCCCCTGGTACTGGTGCGGACACTAGAAACTTCGACAATGTCGACGGGGTTCTTACTCCAAGGGTTGATCCTGGTCCTGAACCTTATACATTTACTTTGAACACTGGTATTCCGGCTCCTATTTATGGTAACATCTATAAGCAATGTGTTCCTGGTTTTAGTACTATGTACATGACTGGTTTAAATTTCAGTATTAATAATGATAGCTTTACAGTTTCTAACTTCTTTAAAACTGTAGTCTATCCAGCTTTCACTAGCACCATTCAGAGAGCCATTTCCTTTCAAGTTCCGGCCTCTTTTACCGTTGATAATTTATTAACCTGGTTTAATAATGTTATTATCGCATTACAAACCTATTTCTTTTACAAATCTATTATAGCTTACGCTGATAATCCTGAAAATAGAAATGACGCTATGCTTAATCTTAGAGCTAGTATCACTTCTGATATGCTTAACAGTTTATATCAGTTAGAGCGTAATCTACTTTCGACCCCTCTACCTCCTAACGTTATTAACTTTGTTTGGTGGTTAAATCAGGTCTACTGTCTAAGTGAACTTCCAGGCTCAGCTTTAGTTAAGCTTATACCTGTAAGTGCTACTTATGATCCAGCTTTGAGAACTATGACTCTTAATAATGCTTCTATTACATCTGCTATATCTGGTCTGCAAGCTAGACAAGACATATCTAGTATAATAGCTAGAGCTACACCATGGCTTAATAATTCTCTACCTGGTTACTTTGGTTCTGCGGTGTTTGACCTTAACTTCTTAACTATGTGGGCTAACTCGCCTCACGCTGCTAAGCAGTCCTCAAACTCCACAGCTTCTGCTAGATTACCTCAATATTCATCATCCATTAGCCAAATAAGCTATTACTCTAAAACTAACACCCTTGATGGTGCTGCTTTAGCGTTGTTCACTGCTTATGACACTAGTAATGTTTCTTGGCTGCCTAACCTGATTATACCTAATAAACTTACTTCCACTGTCGCCGGTGATGATGATAACCGATTTGTTTTCGGCTATCAATCTTCTACTGGTGCAGGAGGTTGGGAGGCGTTTGGCACTGCCCCTGCCTCTATTGGTCGTGTTATGGCTGGTTTCGCTAATTACATTTCTGCGTCTACTCAAACTACAGTCAACTACACTAATCATGTCCCTACTGGGTTAGAGAATGTTCTTGGTGTTACTGTTGGTTCGGTAAACCAATGTGCAATTCAACTTGTTGAGTGGCTTACTTCTATGGATTCGGTTGGTACTTTATCAGATAATCGCACTTATAACGCTTATTCTAATAAACCAACTATTGGTATTCCCGCTATTAAAACTAAACGTAGAAGATAAAATTTATGTCCCAAGATTTTACAGATTTGTCCAAAGTTGATTCATTAAAAGCGAAACCTAAAACATTTCCATTTCTAAGTGACCTCAGGCTTAGTAATGACGTCGTTTCCAAGCTTTCCCTAAATTTGTCTAGGATTTACAGTGGTTCAGATGAGGTCTATTTAACTCCTCTTGGTAAAGATAACTCTCCTGATGATTTACTTGCTGCTACTGATAGCTTGTTCACATCTAAATCCAACATCAGCTCAAGTTTGAATGATCTTGAACAATCTAACAGATCCAAATTTGGTCCCCGTTCTATAGCCAAACCTTGGTCTGAAAGGATAGATAGCCTTTACGATTACTTTAAACATTGTAAAGATGATCAGAATAAATATTTAGACGCTTCTCCTATCGGATCTGGCGGGTTAAGACCACTTAGTCTCCCTTCTGGCTTGACATACCTTAAGGCTAACACTAATTCAGGACTTCCCGACTATACAAGGAAGAGTAACGTTATACCTTCACTAGTCAACAGCTTTAATGACCAACTGAAGTCACAATATCCTTGTGTTCTATTTACTAGAACTCAGGAAGGTGGTAAAACTAGAAACGTGTGGGGCTATCCTATTTCTGACACCCTTAATGAGATGCTATTTTATCAGCCGTTACTAAGTTTTATGAGAACGCAGAAATTCCGATCCGCTCTACTTGGACCTGATCATGTCGATAAGTCTGTTAGTGCTTTGATGCACATTAATAGATCTCTTAGCAGAACTCTCCTTTCTGTAGACTTTAGCTCCTTTGATGCTACAGTCGGCTACAATCTTCAGAAGAAATCATTTGACCTGATTAAGTCATGTTTTCAAGATGGCTATCATCATGATATTGATTATATATTCTATAGGTTTAACAACATTGGAATTGTTACGCCTAGTGGTATCGTCCATGGTTCTCATGGCGTCCCTTCTGGAGCAACCTTCACCAATGAGGTTGATTCATTATCTCAATATTTAGTATCCATTAATAGTAGTGTTCCTTTAACTGATGGCTTTCAAATTCAAGGTGACGACGGTGTTTATGGTTTACCCTATGACCGTCTAGATGAGTTTAAATCCCATTTTAAAAGCGCTGGTCTAAAATTGAATGATGATAAGAGTTATTGTTCTAATGACTTCTGCGTGTTTCTTCAGAGGCTGTATGATTTTCATTATTCCAATAACGGATTCATTGGTGGTATTTATTCTATTTACAGAGCCTTGAATAGGATAATTTATCAGGAGCGATACTCTGACTTTATGGATTATTCTCTAAAAGGTAAAGATTATTACTCTATCCGAACTATATCTATACTTGAGAATTGTAAGTACCATCCATTGTTTAAAGATTTCGTAAAACTAATAGTAACTAAAGATAAATATAATCTGAAGTTCGACTCGAAATCACTTAGTAATTATAATAGAATGATGAATAGTGGTCCAGGAACGAGTGGGTTTCTTAATAATCAATTTGGTGACAACATTAAAGGCATAAATAGCTTTGAGACTGTCAAGTTGATTAGGGAACTAGGCTATTAATCTGGGGGTAGTAGGTCGT